TCCTTGCCGGAGTTGAAATTGATGGTGAAGACCCTGACTTCAACCCGTTCAGGAAAAATAATGATTGATTTGAAAAGATAACCGGAGATTCACAACCTCATTTGTTTCACGGCACGAAAGCTGGAAAATCCAATGCAAGATGCCCCCTTAAACCAAAGCGATTCTATCCCCCTGAAACCATTCAATAATGACCCCTTAAAAAGTCTTGACCGATGGGGTCATTATTGAATGGTTTCAGGGGGCATCTTGCATTGGATTTTCCAAAAGCAATCATGCGCTTCGTGCCGTGCTTTTTATGCCAGTTCTTTTGTAAATGAGTAAAAGTTAAATCTTTGATTTAGAGGGATTTAATGCAAAATAATACTGAAAAACATTTGGCTAACTTGCTGATAATGAGTATCTTTACAGTACTTAAAGAAATAAATAATTAAAAGACAAGAGCAATGAAAGCGAAAGATTTAAGAATTAACAATTTATTATCATTTTATGAATATATAGAAATAGCTGATGAGTACCTTAGTGAGTTTGGGAGAAAATCAAATGGGGGATATGTGATGAGTGGAACAGAATGTAAGGCTGTTTCTTATCCAAAGAATAAAAATGAGAAAAAATTAGAAGTGACTATCAATTACAGGGAACAGTCAATTGAAATCATTTAAGTTTACAAGCATGGTTCTCGCACTGCATAATACATAGAGCAATGAAACGTTACTATTTCCAACTGTTAGATGATGATTATAACGACTTAGGTGCGTTAATTCCGGATGGTAGCAGTAAACAATCGGCTATTAACAGAGCAAAAAGATGGATGCGTGAAAACAATGTAAGTCAAGCACAGTTGTCTGTAAACAGTATGATTACGGACAATATACTTGAAATAATTGGTATAGAACTTAATTAAAGATATCAATGAAAAAGAAAGCCGTTGAATATACGATAAAGGCGACCAAAAAGGACTTTGTAACTGAGAGTATAAAATCTTCTGTAGATGCGTCTAATTATGCTCGCAAGTTCTATAGTGAAGATATATTGATTTATGAGAGTGTTTTCATAATTCTTTTAAACCGAGCTAACAATGTCATGGGATATGCTAAGATATCACAAGGTGGCGTGTGTGGCTCCGTGGTAGATAATTCTATAATAGCGAAGTTTGCAATAGATTCGTTGGCAAAGGGCGTTATTATCGTTCATAATCATCCAAGCGGAAATCTAAGACCTTCGTTAGAAGATATATCGATGTCCACTAAGCTGAAGAATGGGTTAAGTTTTCTTGATATTACACTGGTGGATAGTATTATTCTGAATGGGGATGGAGAGTATTTCTCGTTTAAGGATGAGGGAAAACTTTAGGTTAAGCATAAAAAGAACACAAACAGCATGAAAAGGACTGGTTTCTTCGGGATAGATTTCTATCCCACCCCAAATGAAGTGATTGAACGGATGATGATGGCTGCTGACGTGGCTGGTTGTGTGGTGTTAGAGCCCTCCGCCGGAAGCGGGGCCATCGTGGACTGGCTCGTAGCGAACGGCGCAAGCGAGGTGCTGGCCTGCGAGATAGACCCTATGCTGCGCCGGACGCTGGAGGGTCGGTGTCGCCTCGTGGCCGATGACTTCCTCACTCTCAGCCGCGAGACCGTGAGCCACGTGGAACTTATCGTGATGAACCCGCCATTCAGCAGAGCGCATGAGCATATCTCTCACGCTTGGGAGATTGCACCGGCGGGTTGTCAAATCGTAGCCCTTTGCAACGCCGATTCACTGAAAGGAAAGTACACACAAGGATGGCAGAAGTTGGCAGAGACTGTGAAGATGAACGGTTCGGTACAGGACTTCGGGCAATGCTTCCGAACGGGCGCGGAACGGGATACGGACTGCCGCGTTGCCTGCATCAATCTGTGGAAACCCGGCGAGGGTGCGGAAGAATGGATGGGCTTCTTCATGTCAGAGGACGAAGAGGAAGAAGCCCTTGGGATGCAAGGGCCGGGACTGGTTCCCTACAATTTCGTACGCGACATGGTGGGCCGTTACGTCGATGCCGTCTCTCGCTTCGACCACGTGGCGGAACTGTCTGAGGAGATGAATCGTCTCACGGACTTCACGGATGGGAAAGAACGTTACGGTGGGATGTCCATCAAGTTTGGTGCGTACAAGACGGGCTCATCTAACTATGCGGATGGCCATATTACGCGGGAAACATACCGCAAGGAGTTGCAAAAATACGCATGGAGGTATATTTTCGACCGCTTCAATATGCAGAAGTACGTCACAAACAAGGTAATGGAGGAGATGAACCGCTTCGTGGAGCTGCAATGCGCCGTCCCTTTCACCATGAGGAACGTGTACCGCATGCTCTCTGCTATCGTACAGACCCACGGCCAGCGTATGGAAAAGGTGTTGGAAGAAGCATTTGATATGGTATGTAGCTTTTCGGCGGACAACAGCACCGCCGGGGAGAAATGGAAAACAAATAGCAACTACATGATTACGCGCCGCTTCATCGTGCCCTATGTGGGGAGTTATGACCCGCATTGGGATATTGAGTACGTGAAAGTAGCTTACGGCGGGGCTTCGGGGAAAGTAACAGACTTGAACAAGGCCCTGTGCTACCTTACCGGCATCCCATACGAAGATTCATGGGGAGACTTACATAAGTATTTCTACAAGAACAAGGTCGCATGGGGGCAATGGGTGGAAATATCTCCATTCTTCCGCATTCGGATTTACAAGAAAGGTACTGCTCATTTCGAGTTCTTGGACGAAAAAGTATGGATGGAGTTCAACAGCCGAGTGGCTACCGCCCGTGGATGGGCTCTGCCGGAGAAAGTGAGGACAAAGGCAAAGCGTAAACGCACGGCCTAACCGATGCCGCGCCCATTTGTCGAGATACTTGAAATAGAAACAGTTAAACAAAGTTTAAGAAGATGATATTCTTGATATAATTCATTGGCAATCAATATATTATTTGTATTTTTACATATCAAAACAACAACCTAAATAATAAGAGCAATGAATATTACAAAAGAGACAATCAGTAAATTGAATGAACTTGGCTACGATGTTTGGGCTTCTGATTCATACGGTTTGGTCGATATGGACGATTATAAGAATGCAACTCATATAAGTATAAGTAATTATAATGGTTCAAATGATGATGATTGGTTTTGCAAGTCTTTTAAAACTCCAAAAGAAAAGGAAGTTACAGTAGAATGGGTGCTTAACAAGGTTAATAAGGAATCAAGCTATAAAAATTTGTCTCAGTTTCTCAGGAAAGTGTTTGGTTATTCAATCTCTGTTTATCCTGCATCATATGGAATTGGTGTTGATACATTAGGAGGTTACAAAGTAACAGCCGAACATGTTTCAGCTAAACTTAAAGAGCTTGGATTGAAATATAGAAACGAGTTATCAGATTCCGGATGGGTTTACCGTTTTATTGTAAGCAAGGACAGTGAAAATATGAGAATACTTGAATCACTTGAATCTGCATAATATGAGTAATATAGAACGAATGACGGCAGAGCTAAACAAGGTGTTATATTCTGATACATACCAGTTTGAGATTGATACGGAGGACATGGTTTTTGGTTTCAAGAAAACCTTAAAGAAACGTACTAAGAGCATTACTAATGCTATCAAGTTGAAGGCAAAGCTAACTAATGATTGTGGTCGGTTCCTGTCAGATACCGTTCGTATCATGGCAATACGGTTCTATAAGAACGGTGAGATTACAAAGGAACTTAAAGTAGAAAAATCGCTTAATTGAGTGTTTTTTTAGTCAAAAAGCATTTGAAATACAAATATAATTAGTAATTTTACACAAAGAAACAAGAAAATGAAGATTTACACATCGTATTTCGGAAATTACAGGAGATTGGAAGCCGCAAATATAAAGATGATTTGCGTTGCTTTGGGAAAGCCAAAATTCTACAACGCTCCTCAAATTATAGAGGTGGCGCCAAGAAAATATATGCTGGATGATAAATGGACTGAGGAAGAATATACGAATATGTATTTGAACGATGTTCTTGCAAAGGTCAATCCGCAAGAATTGATTCAAACCATACAGCGATATAGCGAAGGTAAGGATGTCGCTCTTTGTTGCTACGAAAAGCCGGGTGATTTTTGTCACCGTCATATTTTGGCGAAATGGCTGACAGAAAAGACTGGCATTCAAATCAAGGAATTTGGAGTAGTTACGAGAAAAGAACTTAAGTATGAACAAGCAAGTTTGTTTTAAATATGGAGAATTATACTTTTAGAGGGAAACGGCAAGATAACTATGAATGGGTCTATGGGTTTCTTGCAAATGTTGAAACAATCAACGATAAAAGAACAATAGATTTATCTCCTATTAAGGTTATAGCAAGTACAGTAAGCCAGCAGGTAGGTCTAACTGACATGAGTGGTAGGGATGTTTATTTTGGAGATATAGTAAAATTTACTCCAAAAGTTTTAGATGAGTTTGGTGTAAAATACATAGATGCTCCATTTGCTGTATTGGCAGTTGTTTCACAAGATGAATATGGTCATTCGTCATTAACTCCAATAAAAAGCAATGGAGAAATAAATGACAACACGACATATCACGTGGAAAATTTGATAAAAAGTTACGTGGTTGGCAATATTCATGATGACAAAGATTATAAATTGTTAGCGAACTATCAATAGCGTTTGATGGGGTGCCGTCGGATTTGCCAAGTGGTTTGACAGCATAGCCAATGCGGAAATAGCTTATCGGTAGAGCGTTGGCATTCCAGCCAAAGAGTGGGGTTCGATTCCCTGTTTCCGCTCAAATTACAAAGCGGATTAATGAAATACGCTTTAAGTATATGAAGTTATATACAACTTAAATATATGGACGATAAAGGACTAATAAGGGCGTGTAAAAAATCCGGCTGCGGATGGAAATGTTGCGCGTTCGGTTCGGATGGGCATATAGTAATTTTGCCTAACGAGCTTGACGGTCACGAAAAGGAAATCTCCCATTTACAGGTTATAGATAATGATTACTTTGGCGGCAAGAAAGTAAAGTGTATTGCCACAGATTGCAAGTCGTGTAATAATGGATACAAACCAATCATGTGCCGGACTTATCCGCTATGGATTAAGTCTGTGAAGAAAAAGTTCGTTTTTCGCAGTAGAAAATGCCCGTTAAAAAATGAGCAACTTTTTGAACATAAGGATTACGCGTTAGACATTTTAGACAAATATAGAAAAGCGTTACTGCCTAAAACGGATATAGATGTATTCCTTTCAAAGGCATGGATTGACAGATACGAACCATTATTCTTTGTGCAAAATGGTAGCTTAGAATACAAGATGCGAGTAAAATCATTGTCTATGTCCGACATTGGTGAAATAGATTCAATGGAGCGCACTTTGCTTTCAAATCCTGATATGTGCTTTGCGTCAGAACCGGAAGACATAGTGAAATGCTTGCAGTCAGGCTGTAGCTATGGAATGTTTGTCAATGATAAGCTGATAGCTTATTCTCTTGCGTACTTCACTGAATATGGAACAGGTTACGTTGATAAATGTTTCGTCCATCCGGATTACAGAGGGAACGGATTCCAGTACATCCTCCTTAATTCCAATATCGCAAAATTGGTCTTAAATGGCGTACAAGAAATATTTGCGATGACTTCACCAAATAACGAAGCAAGTATAAAGAGTTTTACTAATGCTGGCTTCTCATTCAAAAGAGATACGAAGTATAAAGGAATTGGTCGTTTAATCTTAAAGTGGGAGCTATGAAGGTAGTCATATACACAGATAATATCATAGAGAATATTAAGAAAGCGGAATTACTTGTAAATGTCCCGGTATCTCTTATGTTCAAGGATTTCTACGAAGGTATTTATGCTTATGTGCAAGAGAGAGTAAACAACAAAGTGTTTGGACTTCATTTGAAGGATAGTATATGCTATTCTATTGGGAAGGCAACGAAAACCAACTGCGGAGCAATCGTAACGTCATTTTCTGACGTGTGGAAGTATTGCTATTCTAATGAGCTTGTGAAAGGCGAGATGCGTAGTTTTTACATTCCAATCAACGCAAACGACAACAGGGAAGGATTAAGCATTTATGAGGTAAATAAACTGTCTAATGAAATAAAGATGGTTTCAGGTGCTCATGTATATGGGTTGATTACATCCGGTTGCCTTAATGAGAAATATCCGTCAGAAGAACGATTATATAAGATATGGGACGGATTACAGAATAGCGTTGAATCTATCAGCTTAGGCGGTAGCTTTTGGCTTGGTAAGGATGAGAAGTTGCCTGATTTTATAAGCGATGTTCGTATTGGTGAATATATGCTGTTTGGAACAATACCGTATTGCAATGATGTGGATAAAAGAGGGCTAAATGGCATAGAGATACATACGAAAGTAATAGGCGTTTATCCGGAGCGCAACCAGCTTATTTTGGATTGTGGTTATTCTATGGCAGATGTGGATAAATGCAGGGTTGATTATTATTCCGATTTAGGCTACGTGGATAGCTCCAGCGAATATACGATAATGACATCAAGCAATGTTTCTGATTATAAAATTGGCGATGTTGTCAAGTTCATCCCGGATTACAAATCATTAGTTAAGTTGAGGTATGCAGAACATGAATATAGATAAGCCTTGGATTGATTATATCGCCAACCGTACATTTGGGATGGAGCTGGAATTTGCCGATGGTGACAAAGAATGCATTCCTCTTCCTGCCGGATATAAGTGGACGGATAACAAGCTGACGATGATGAATAATTCAGACGGGTCAGCGGTCACTCACCACGGTCAGTTCGGTGGTGAGATAAACACACGTCCTTATCATTATTGTGCAGAAGACTTGCAAGAACTGAAAGCGTTCATACAAACCATGAAAGATGCAGGAAGTTATCTTATGTGGAATGAAGGGTTTGATGCGCACTTGTATATCAAAGATATGGACTTGGATGTTATCAAGCGGATGTTTGTCCTCTCCTATTACACCGCCCATCCGATTAAGCGTATATTCGACATAGCGGAATGGTGGGAGACTAAATATCTTGTACCAAGTCCACCATATGATGTTGTAAAGCGAGTGTTAGCAGCAGATAATATCGAAAATCTTCTGAAAGTGTTCAGCAACGGGTCAGACCGTGGTCACATACGTTATTGGCTAAACCTTTGCTCCATTGAAAAGATAGGAACAGCGGAGTTTCGTATATTTAACAGCTCATGGGACTTTGACAAGGTACAGGAAACAATCAAGTTCATGTATTCGTTTGTAGAGTATGCCTATTTACATGAAAATATGGAAGAGTACAAGCAGCTTACTACGATAGAGAGATGTTTGGAGGCTTTTCATATTGATTATTCAAAAGTTCCGCAGAGGCACAAACCGTTACTGTGGGCAGCAGAACACTCCGATAATGTTACAATAGTTGGAACTATGTTCAAAAAGTCCAACCGTATGCTATCATTCATAAAGAAAGAAGCAGCAAAGTTCGATGTGGCTCATGTGGTTAATTCGTATTATATGGATATAGAACAGGTGCTTACTAATCGTGAGATTAAGGTTTACACGAAGGAGTACTTCATCTATATGATGTATAAGGCAATCAAAGGTGAAATAAAGAAATTGCGTTTTAATGAGGAATACGAGTTCCTGAATATCCAATCTGAAAGCCCTGCTGAAATAATAGCTACTATCCACCTGTTCAATGCAATCAAGAAACATAAGAACTCACAAGACATTTACCATAAGTCGCTCTATGACGATTTCATGGCGAAATTGGAGTACTATCATAAGAAATATACGGAACGGTATCAAAAGCTCGTAGATATACTTAGAAGTAAGTCTATCGAGGTGTTTTATTGTGCGGATATATCAGATGCTATACTTAATTGCAAGGAAAGCGACATATTGATTTATCAGAACGAGTTCCATTCCGGGATGAAAGCTACAAGCAACGCTTTGAAGCGTTTCTTATTGGATGATTTCGGATGGCAAGAGCGTACTAAAACAAAGTATTCAGAAATAGATGAAGAACAGGTTAATTACATGGCTCTCTCGCAGCATGGATTTATGGGCAGAAGAGAGGTTTTCAAAGACCAGCGCACATATATTTGGTCTAATGTGGTGGAAAGTGGGGATAACAGTTTCAATAAGCGTACAATCACACCGTTAAAGTACAAAAGATTACCGGACGATCATGTCCTTACAGAGAATAGCAAACTTCGGTTTGTGCGTTCGTCTATGGCTGAAATTGATTATCTGCGTATGATTTACTTGAAGAAAGGAATTATTCTCGGTTCTGCTCCGTTTTGCTACTTGTGGTTTTTGGATGATTATGTGTTTGGTGCTTGCATGTTTGACTTCTTGAAAGTAAGTAAATACGGTATGGATGCTGTTTGGATGAAGTCTGATTTTGTAATAGACCATCCTATACCGAAGTTGAGTCGCTTGCTAATTATGGGCGTATTGTCGTCCGAGTTCAAATCTGAATTGGATATAAGATACAAGCACGAATGTGGAATCATAGCTACTTCTGTATTTACCGATAAGCCTGTAAGTATGAAGTATCGCGGAGTGTTCAAATTGTATGAACGATGCGTAGGCAAATTGCACTACATCCAAGATGCTGGTATTCGTGGAAAGTTGGATTATGTACTAAAATCATTTGTAAAAAAATACGGCGGCGAGCCGAGAAAGGAATAATATATATGGAAAAGTTTAAGATAGCGGAAGTTCAATTGTCGGATATTAAACTTGTCAAGAAGAACGCTCATTTTATGGCTAACGACACGTTTAATGCCTTGGTGAACAACATACGTAGAGACGGTCAATTATCATCTGTGCCGTTTTGCGTCAAGCATTCGGATGGTACATATACAGTGGTAAGCGGAAATCACCGGACACAAGCGGCCCAAATGGCAGGGCTTACATCTATTCATGTTATGTACATAGACGAAAGTGATACAACCAACGACTGGTTACTTGCCACTCAACTAAGCCATAATAGTATAGTTGGACAAGATGACGCAGAAATACTAAAGCAATTACTTGACGAGATAACAGATGTAGCATTAAAAGAATATGCGCATATCAGCAATGAAGTACTTGAAAGTGTGAAAGACATCAATTATACAGTTGAAATGCCGAACAATGAAATAGTTCCGGTTACATTGATGTTTGTAGATACACAGAAAGTAACGTTTGATAAGCTGATGGAAACACTTGGATGTTATTCAGAGAAAGAACTCGGAAACCTTACTTTAGTGGATATGGAGACAATGCACAGGTTGAATGAAGTGTCTGCAAAAGTACAGGCGAAGTATAAAATAAAGGCACAGGCATTAAGCATTTGTAAGATGCTGGAAATTGTAAATAATGTATTGGAGGGAGGTAGCAATGATTAATCCACGTATTAGTAGGAAGCAGAAAAAAGAAAAATTTCTAAAAGCACTTGATGCAAGGATGTTGAATGTTACCGCTGCATGTGAAGTTGTCGGGATAGCTCGTTCACTTGTTTATAAGTGGAAAGACAGTGATGAGGAATTTGCGGAAAAATGGAAAGAAGTAGAGGAAAGTTTCTATGACAAGTTGGAAACGACCATGTTTGCAAAGGCTTTGACTGAACAAGATAATACGATGCTTATTTGGTTGAGCAAAACAAAGATGAAGCATCGCGGATATGTTGAAAAGACTGAAGCAGATGTAAATGTAAACGCATTCGAGAAGCTGATGCAAGAATTGCCAGATGATGAATGAGCAAGGATGATAAAGCGATAAAGAAGTTAAAGGCATGGTGTGCGGATTGGAATAAATTTGCTCGTGATGTATTGAAAGCCCGGCTCGATAAGGAGCAGCAAGCCATTATTACATCTGTGCAACATAATCCGATGACAGCCGTTGCTTCGGGCACTGCACGTGGCAAAGACTTTGTTGCCGCATGTGCTGCTATGTGTTTTATGTACCTTACTCCACGATGGAAAGATGGAAGGCTTGTAAAGAACACAAAGATAGCTATGACAGCACCGACATTCAGGCAAGTTCGAAATATCATGACACCTGAAATAAGAAGATTGTATAGGAACGCAGGTTTCCTTCCGGGAAGATTAGTATCAGATGATATTCGTACTGATTATGAAGAATGGTTCCTTACAGGTTTCAAGGCTGGCGACGATGCAACGGAAGCATGGTCTGGCTTCCATGCCGTAAACACCATGTTTGTCGTAACGGAAGCGTCAGGTATATCAGAAACAACGTATAATGCCATTGAAGGTAACTTGCAGGGAAATTCACGTTTGCTGATAGTTTTTAATCCTAACGTTACAACTGGATATGCAGCTCGCGCAATGAAGTCTGAACGCTTCTCTAAGTTCAGATTAAATTCACTTAATGCGGAAAATGTTGTATCTAAGAAAGAAATTATACCAGGTCAAGTCAATTATGAATGGGTGAAAGACAAGGTTATTAATTGGTGTTCTCCTATACTGAAAGCTGATTTCGATGAGGGGGAGGGAGACTTTAAATGGGAAGGTAATCTATATCGTCCCAATGATTTGTTTCGGGTGAAAGTCCTTGGCATGTTCCCTAAAGTCGCAGAAGATGTTCTTATTCCTTATGAGTGGATTGAGCTTGCAAATGAACGATGGCGAGAATACCAATCAGAAGGATTCGTTACAGCGAAGTCTTGTAGATTGGGGGTGGATGTAGCGGGAATGGGTCGCGATGATAGCGTACTTTGTCCTCGGTATGGGAATTATGTCCCAGAGATAAAAGTTCATCAATCGGCAGGCAAGGCCGACCACATGCACGTAGTCGGGATGATACTTGAATATATCAAGAGAAAGGGAGCAAAAGCCTTTGTTGATACAATCGGAGAAGGTGCAGGTGTTTATTCACGCTTGCTGGAGCAGGGTTTCAATAATGTTTATTCGTGTAAATATTCGGAAGGTGCGAATGGGTTGCATGACATTACAGAGGTATATACATTTGCAAATATGCGAGCATATTGTTATTGGGCTTTGCGTGACTGGCTTAACCCAAAGAATAACTTTCAACCGGCAATTCCACCATGTGATAGGCTGATGGAAGAGGCCACAGAAACACATTGGAAGTTTCAAAGCAACGGAAGCATTATAATTGAGCCAAAAGATGATATAAAGAAGCGTATTAAGCGCTCTCCTGACTATATGGATGCTCTTGCTAATACATTTTATCCAAGAGATTATGCTTTCGTGTCCGAAGAAGAATTATTACAAGATTTCTTGTAGAGAGAATTTTTTGGTACTTTTGTAGACGTAAGCTATAGTATTTTTGTCTGTAGCTTTTCATTGCTCTTATGTGCCGTTTGCTTGTGAAAGTAGGCGGCATTTTTACGACATAAATATATTTGTGTTTCAAATATATTTTCTATCTTTGAATCCGGAAACACACTCTTGACTACCTTAGCAGGCGCAGGTGCGGCGGGTCTTGGTTCCTTGTTGGTCGCAAGGACATTGACACGGACGCGACAGGAGGGTTGATAATTAATAACATATAAACAATGAAAATCATGGTAAAGATTAAGGAATTGTTAGCCAACCGCGAGAAGTTGGCGAAGTATGACGAGCTGACGGAGTGGAAAAACGTATTTGAAAAAACGAATCTACAACTTGTAGAACATATTCACCATACCGAAGCAGCAATGATTTCGTGCGGTGTAAGAGAGTTTGAGATACCCTCCCACATCAAAGAAATCATCGTGAATGCCCTCGACGATGATATAAAGAAACTGGAAGAGGAATGACGATGGAAGCATCTATAGCAAAACAGACTCTTGAACGTATTCCCAAAACGTTCAACTGCGGAGGGCAGCAATGGAGTGTAGACAATGTTGGACGCTTAGGCGATAATGAATTAGGAATATGTCGCGGAGGCGAGTGTTTAATAGAGATTGCACGCGAGTATGGACGCGATAATGTGCAATCCGAAGATTGCCGTGTGAACACATTCTATCATGAGTTGGTCCATGCCATATTG